TACAGGTCGGGACCGCGGGGACAATCAACAACGGCGACGTACTGCGTATGTCGTTCAACACGAACGGTATGACGGGACCCACCGGGCCGACCGGCCCCCAGGGTATTCAGGGTATTCAGGGTGTGACCGGACCGACGGGGAATACCGGTAATACCGGACCCACCGGAAACACCGGGCCAACGGGGCCGACCGGGAACACGGGTCCGACGGGCGCGCAAGGGGCGCAGGGCGCCGGCGGTGCCGTAGGTGCGACTGGGGCGACGGGTAACACCGGGCCGACTGGCCCCACAGGTAACACCGGGCCGACTGGACCTACTGGTCCCACAGGGCCGTATTCTTCGTTCCACTGTGGCCGGCTGGTGGTGCTAGGGGCGACCGCGGTAGCGCTTCAGCCATACAACGGCAACGGACTTGTCATTAATGGCGTGGCGCAGGCGATCCCCTCTGCAGGGGTCCTGCTGAACAGCGGGAGCCTCAATGTCGCCAGCACCTTGTTCCGCGTCTACGCGTTCATGAACGGCACCACGATGACGCTCACCGGTAGCACTGGTACGCATGTGACAAGCTCGACCGCGGGGAACGTCGGTACTGAAATTCTGAACGGCGATGACACGCGCTCGCTGGTCGGCATGGTCTTCACGAACGCGTCCAAGCAGTTCCAGGATGACGGGGGTACCCGGTATGTGGCGTCGTGGTTCAACCGGAGAACACGGTATGTGCAGGGCGCCGATGCCGTTGGCGCGCGTACGACTTCGGCATCTCTCGTGGACGTGACCGCGGCGGGTCACGCTAACTTCGTGATCTGGGGTGACGAGAACGATATTATCGCTGAGTTGGCGTTCGCCAGCGTGACGGCCGTTGGGAACGGCAACAACGTGAACGTGAATATCGGACTGGACGGCACCTCGACCAAGCTGGCTGAGAACTTGACCAATACCGTGGTGACGGGTGGTCAGTATTACTCGGGCGGCACGGACGGCGGGTTCACCGGCGCCGCCGAGGGAAACCACTTTCTGACGTACCTGGGTTCCGTGAGCGGCGGCACCGGGAAGTTCTTCGGCGCGGCCGCGACGTTCCTCCGCATTTAAGGCATTCGTTACCGTCACGGTAATAGCGTTCCGGGGCTGGCCGCGGCCGAGTTGCATCGAGCGGCCTCCCGGATGAACCCGGCGCAGCCGGCATCCGTTGGGGAGAGGCCCGCTGCGGCCAGCACTTGCCCTTGACGTGCGGAGAATGAAGGACTTAATCTCCGCACATGGTTGAGGACCCTAACGAGGGCTTGGTCAAGCTCAGCGTTCGCGCCGCGAACGAGGGTATTCCCATTTCCGCCATCGGCCGGATACTTTCGGCGACGTTTGAAGACGTGCACGAGTGGCTGAGCTATGCGCTGAGCATTGGACAGATCGGGCAGATGCCGCGACCGGACTGGCCGCCGGCGGCGAAGTGGTCAGACCGGCTCCCTGGGGCGCCGCGGTGCCTGAACCCCGACGACGCTGAACTCCAGTGTACGAAAGTGTTCCGGCTCACGCCATTGGAGAGCGGCTTTCTCAAAGCGCTCCTCCAGCACAGTTTCGTCTCCAAGGAAACCCTCCATGGCATCGCGAAGCACCAGCGCTTTACGCGCATGTCGATGCCGAACTCCACGGAAGATACCGACCCCAAGATCGTGGATGTCATCATCTGCAAGCTGCGCAAGAAGCTCCGGGAGTACGACCCGGAGTTCGAAATTCAGACGATCCGTAGTAAGGGTTACTACTTCGACCCGGGCGTGAAGCAGAAGCTCTTTGACAAGGTGACGGACCATGAGTGCGGCGCCAGTCGGAACTGATCCGAAGATCAACGAGCAGGGCCTTCTCATGCTCCTGCGGGACGAGGGCACGCCGCTCACCCCAAACGGCGTTCGAACGGCCCTCTCCCTTATGGTGCTCGGGTGCTACGACCGTAGCGTGAAGCGCCGCTTCTTTTCCGAAGTGCTGGATATGGCTGCGCTGGTGGGCGTCACGATTGCGGACATGGAGAGTGCGATGCGCCTGCGCGCCGTTCTATTGAAGGTTGATCCCGACCGACACCCAGAAGTGCTCGACGCCGAGATTGCGAAGCTCCAGTCCAAGTGGAAGGGGCAGCGCCGCGAACTCGCCGAGAAGTGGGCGCTGGTGTGTGAATGCCCCACATCCCAGGATAGTATCTCTTAACTCTCCCGCATCTAAGGTTCGGGAAAGTGAGGGCGTCATGGGCAGCCACCCCGTAGGTTACACGCTGGACGCGGCCGGGCTTCTTGCGATCCTGGGAGCGCTCCTTGGCTGGATTTCGCCGATAGCGGCCCTGATCGCTATTCTCTGGTACAGCATTCAGATTTGGGAGAGCCGCACGGTCCAGACGTGGGTACAGAAACGCCACGAGCGCCGGCTTGTGCGGTTGGCGGCTAAACTGGCAGCGCTCCAGCTGCGCACAGCGGCCTCAGCGGCCAGCATGGAATTGAAGGGTGCGGCTCAAGCGGCTGCGCAGACATTGAGACAGGACGCGAAGAAAGCCGTGTCCGACGCCGAGCAGGCTCCTAAGTCCATCCCCTAGCGCTGATACCGGCTGTGTTCCCCGGGCGCCGCGGCGCCATGTAGGACCGAATGTACGGCATCATTCCGCCGTGAACCACCAACGACACGTACTGCAAGTCATCCACCACGTGCGAGAACGCCACGATCTGCCCGTTTATCGTCGTGCCGTTGAGCTTGTCCGGCACCGGCTTGAGCGTCCCGGTCTTCTCCTTGGTGAACCTGTAGCCGCCCGAGAGCGCCCGGATAAGGTGCGGGCACCCGTGGCGGTTGATCATGAGAGTAGGTCCGCCATTCGTCTGACGGCCAAGTAACGCCTCCACTGCGCGTAGTCGAGGTTCAATATCGTTCGTCGGCGCCGGGAAGGCAGGGAAGCCCATACGCTTGATCGCATCAAAGCAGCTTTCCTCCGAGATTGAGTTCTTGGCGACACCCGACGGGTCGCCGACGATGGCGACTTTGAACCCGAGATACTGGTCGCGCATGAGCGCGGGACGGAGCGATTGTGCAACATGTTTTTCAAGCCCTACATTGAGGCCGGGGACTTCCTCGTGCACGATCAGGCGACCCATGTGATCCGGCTGGCAGATCAGCGACCACGGGTTCCTGCCGAAGTCCTGGCCGATCAGGAGCGGAAACCCTGGTATGAGCAGCGTCTCGTCCACGATGTGGAAGTTCGAGCGAAAGGTGTTCTTGAAGACCGCTTGGCCAGACGGGTCATCGCCGTACTGGGCGTAGACATAGCGCTTCACCCAGTCGCTCTCGGCGCCGTACATGTTGATGAAGCGCTCGTAGTATTTGCGCCCTTGCGCGATGCGCACCGGGTGGTTTGGCGGAAGCTTGATGGTCTGGTCGGTCTGCACGAGCCACTCAAGGTTCTCGGCGTCCAGCGCGATGCCGCTCGGCTGGAAAAACCGCATCCAGTCCGGCGGGAGGTTTTCGAGGAAGTTATGCCAGGGCGTCATCTCGGTCGGCATGTTCGTGTCGGCGACCATACCGAACCACGACGGGTTGCCGCGCGCTCCGCTTGGGTAGCGCCCGAGCCGGCCTGATACGGGGCCGAGGATGCTGATGTCCATCTCGATGCACTCGGACAACCATGCGCCGGTCAGCTGCATCGACAGGAGCCGGGCTTGGTCTTCGGCGTCTTCGAGAGGCAGGAAGACCCATTCGCTGCGAATGTCGTCAAAGAGCACGTGGTAGGTGCTGTCGCTGACCTTCCAGGAGCCCAGGCCGTGGGAGCCTAGCCACGTCTCGCAGTCCTTGAGCACGGTGTCTTTCAGCTGCTTTAGCGTTTGTCGCACGACCGCGAAGCGGGTGTACCGATACCCGTCATGTCCCGGGGCTTGGCCTAGCGCCCGGCGCAGAAGTTCCATCATGCAGGCGGTGGTCTTGCCCGAGCCGACCGGGCCGGCGATGATCCGGCCGTAGGCGTTGGACTTCATGAAGCTCGCGGCGGTGGGGGACGCTGTGAACTCTAAGTCTGCCACGTCATCCACTCCTTGCCCATAAGCTCGGCTTGCTTACGGCCTTCGAGGTATACTTGCCAGTGGGCAGTGATGCCGTGCTCGGGGTGGGTGAACCACAGGGCCTGCGACGGCCGCGAGTACGGTGCGCGCAGCTGTAGGTGGGCATATTCGTCGAACCCCTTGAGGCTGTTGTTCACGACCAGTCCCGGCAGCGTGATGTACTGGTGCCAATGACAGCAGATCAGCGTATCGAACTCACGCCCGAGTTGGTGCTCACTCCTGCCGACTTTGAGGGAGCCGCGCATGATCGGGCCGAGCGCGCCAATAATCCCATCGCCGCCTTTAACTCCCAGGCTGTCACCATGCGTGAGGAGATAGCGGTGCCCGTACATGGTGAAGCGGGCGTCGGCTTCGTTGGGGACGAGGAACTTGATGCGTTTTTCACGGCGGAAGTCTCGTTCCAGGTTGCAGTAGATCGACCAGTCGTAGTTGGTGAAGACGCGGTTCTTCATCCGCATCTTGTGAGTGCTGCGCCCATGATTACCAACAACACAAGGAACGAAGACACGTCCAAACTTACCCGCCATGGTTTCAAGGCCGGCGCCCAGGAGATCGGTAAGGTCGTGTACTGATTGGTGTGGAGTTCGATCATTCGTCGCAAGAAGTTCTTCATGGATGTCGCCTCCGATCATATCGCCGCCGAGACAGACGACGATCCCGGGGTACGCGACGCTGGCGCGCCCCATGTGATTGAAGCACAGGTCTATGGTGGTGTCGACCAGCCGGTGGAACCGGTCCCTGGCGACGTTCATATTGAACTTGTTGACACCGCCAACCTGATCCGGGTCGATCACCTCGCCGTAGTGGAAGTCCGACCAGACGGTGATGGGGCCGCCGCGGGAGCCGTTCTTGACGCCCTTTCCGCTGATCCAGTCAGGCGGGTCGACGGAGTGCGCCGCGAGGTTCCAAATCTCCTGCCGGATGGCCTCGGCAGTGTCTTCTTTGCGTTGAAGGTCCTGGGTTTGCTTCTTCAAGCTGTTGATTTCGATGTTTTTCTTGCGCAGAAGCTCATTGGCGTCCATGAGCATTTCAGTTTCAGTCTTTCGAAAGGACATGAGCTTTGCTCCTAAACCGGTAGGTGCGTTCGATACCTAGCGGACTTGTATTGTAGCTCCGATGACGTTCTCGATACCGTGGGGACGTACGTTGCATGTCCCGCCCTCGTGGCGAATGTCTATATTTCTTAGACCGTTGGCGGTTACTTTCTACACCGCGTGGTGACGTGGCCCATGCCTTTTCCTTTGCTCTATTGAGGGGGTTCAAGCGATAAAGTCTCATGCGCTCCCTCTGGCGCTGTAATATTTGGTCCCGTGTCAATTTGGATGACGGGTCGTCGTTCTTTCTCGAATTTCTCAACGTCGGCCCCGAGATTAATGGTGATTTTGAACTTCTCGCCCGGCGTAGCGGTTTGGGCTTGTTCGCCGAGGCCGCCGATTTTCGCGAGGAAGGCTGCGAGTTGAACGACACTGGACAGCGGCTCCGTTTTGGTCCCCAGGCGGGCGACTACATCCGGGAGCTTGTCCTCTAGCGCAATCAGTGCTTCGAGCGCAAGACGTTTGGGGGTATTCGCCGCCGTATTCCATTCGGTGGTCATGGCGTCGAGGGTGCGCTTGAAGTAGTCGTTGGCGCACATCATGGCGTACTGCGCTTCCGTCACGTTATGCTTCTTCAGGATTTCGGGGAGCGGGAACATCTGTTGCGCCAGTTCGCGCATGAACGCGAATGAGCGCTTCAAGTCCCATCCGGCGGGCAGCGCCCCTGCCGGGATTGCCGCGGCGGGTACCGGGAGAGGCGCCGGGTTTGGAGTTCCGCTAAGAAGTCCAGTGTCAATGAGCGTATCGGACATTTCTTAAACCTCGAAGTAGGCCGCCAGCATTCGAAGTGCGATTGGGTTCTCGTTCATATGGCCGCCTGCGATGTTGCAACCGCGGCATAGTACACCTCTATAGGCACCTGACCAGTGGTCGTGATCCAGATGCCACCCGGCCCTTGAACCCGGGTCACCGGTGCCACATGCGGCGCATTTGTTCCCTTGGAGCCATAGCAGACTTTCCTTTAACAAACGGCGTCGAGTGGCAGCGCGCCTATGTTGCGCCTGCGCGGCAGCTGCGGCGGCGTCCGGGTGCGCCCGTCGCCAGCGGCGTACTCTTTGGGTAGGGCTAAGCATTAACGCACCATTAAAGGCGGCCACTTACCGTGCGGTAACAGATTTTCGGGTCCGCGGCAATGAACCAACTCGGGCAACAGGGGGTGCTGCAAGTCATCCCCCCGGCGCAGCTTGAACAGCAGCTTCAACAGCGCGCGTCTGAGCAGGCGAACGCGAACGCTGTCGACCAGAACCAGGACCCGTCGCAACTCGCGAATTACATCCGCGCGCGGTACGAGATTTTCCGCAACCACCGCAACACGGTGGCAGGGTGGAGCGAGCGCCTGATGCACTCGCTGCGCACGTTCAACGGCCAGTACGACGAGACACAACTCCACGAAATCAGAAAGTTCGGCGGGTCCGACATTTACGTCCGGACCACGGCGCAGAAGTGCCGCGCCGCGTCCAGTCTCCTGCGCGACGTGTACCTGTCCCAGGATCGCCCGTGGGCTGTGCGACCGCCGAGTTCCCCCGACGTTCCGCCCGAGATTATCCAGTCGATCAACACGTTGATCCAGCAGGAGGGCATGCAGATCACCCAGACGCTTGGGCGCCCTCCGAGCGCGTCGGATGAACAGCAGCGCAAGATGACGCTGATGGAGAGCGCTGAGGACGCCGTCAAGAAGAAGGTGGCCCAGCAAGCGCGCGACAGCGAGGACAAGATTGAGGACATGCTGCGCGCCGGCGGGTTCTACCACGCCCTTGCCGAGTTCATCGTCGACCTGCCGATATTTCCGTTCGCGGTGCTGAAAGGCCCCGTCGTGAAGGTCATTCCAACCGTGACGTGGCCGCCGGGTGGCGGCGAGCCGACCATCAAGATGAAGCCGACGCTGACATGGAACCGGGTGTCGCCGTTCGATATTTGGTTCACTCCCGGTGTGGCGGACATCGAAAATGCCGAGGTTATTGAGAAACTTCGCGTCACGCGTGCTGAACTCAATGATCTCCTGGACTTGCCCGGCTACAACACTGATGAAATTTACGCCGTTCTGGATGAGTACGGCCGTGGCGGTCTCTATGATGCGTGGGATACGACGGACGCTGAGCGCGCGGTCCTCGAAAGCCGGGAAAACCCGGCCTGGAACCGCTCCCAGATGATCACGATGTTCGAGTACAACGGCAACGTTCAGGGCCGCATCCTCCAGGATTACGGCCTCGCCGTGCCGGACGAACTGCGCGACTATAATGTGAACGTCTGGGTCGTCGGGGCGCACGTGATCAAGGCGCACTTGAACCCGAACCCGCGGCAACGTCACCCGTATTTTGTCACCAGTTTCGAGAAGGTCCCGGGGACGCCCGTGGGCAATTCGCTGGTTGACTTGCTGAGCGACATCCAGCAGGCGTCGAACGCCACGATGCGCGCGCTGATCAACAACATGTCCATCGCGTCGGGGCCGCAGGTGGTCATCAATGACGACCGCATGACGCCGGACGAGGACATGAGCCTGTACCCGTGGAAGCGCTGGCACATGCGCAATGATCCCGTCGGGAACAATGCGCAGGTACCGGTCTCGTTCTTCATGCCGACCAGCAACGCGCAGGCGCTCATGCAGGTCTACCAGGAGCTTGTCACGATTGCGGATGACGTGAGCGCCATCCCTAAATATGTCGGTGGGCAGGGTTCAAGCGGCGGCGCCGGACGGACGGCCAGCGGTTTGGCCATGCTGATGGGCAATGCCTCGAAGATTTTGCAGACCGTATCGGCCAACATCGACCGCGATGTTGTCGAGCCCGCGTTGCTGCAACTCTCCGACTTGATCCTCCTCACCGACACTACCGGCATCCTTACGGGCGAAGAGAGCATCAGCGTTCTCGGTGTGAGCGTTGCGATCCAGCGTGAGACGATCCGTCAGCGCCAGATTGAGTTCCTGCAAGCCACCATGAACCCGACCGATCAGAAGATCGTCGGCATCAAGGGCCGCGGCTCGGTGCTGCGCGCCGTGTCCCAGACTATCGGTTTGAACGGCGAGGAAGTTGTGCCCAGCGACGACGTGTTGGAGCGCATGCAGCAAGCGCAGCAACAGCAGGAGGCCCAGGGACCGGTCGCCGAGCAGGTTCAGAAGGGCGTCGCGAAGGGTGTCGAGCTTGGCATTCAGGCGGTTACGAAGGACTTGACCGCAGGCGAGATCGCTGCGCAGATAGGGATGCCCGAGGGACCGCCGGCGCACGTCGGCACGATCCCAGGAGAGGGTCAGCCACCTGCGACGAACAACCCCTCGATGGACCTTGGGTCCGGCGCGCGCGACGCGGCGATGGGGCAAGGAACGAAGCAGGGACCGCTGGCCGGCGGCGGAATGGGTCCGCAGACGCATCTGGTCGGTTCCCAGCCCGGCCCCGGTGCGAAGCCAATAAGTCCTGGCGTTGGATAACGGATGTTCCACTTCATCAGCGGTCTGCCGCGTGCGGGGACTACGCTTCTTGCGTCTATCTTACGCCAGAACCCCGCCTGTCATGCGTCGATCATGTCCCCGGTCGGACATCTTCTTACCAGCGCGCACACAGCCATGGGGCCGGCCAATGAAGCGGATCGATATATAACGGACGACCAACGCCGGCGTATCCTGCGTGGCATTGTTGAGAACTATTATGCGCCGGTTGACCCGTATCATTCTCGTTCGGTGATCTTTGACAACAACCGCCGGTGGACAGCGAACGCATCGTTGCTTCACGAGCTTTTCCCGGAGAGCAAGATCATCTGTTGTCTGCGCACGCCGGCGGCGATTGTGGACAGCTTCGAGCGTCTGTTTCAGAGCCATCCGCTCGCGCTCAGTCACATCTACGGCAGCACGTCGAACTCGACCGTTTACGAGCGCGTGAGCGGCATCATGGGGGCGCAAGGCGTTCTCGGGTTTGCGCTCAATGGGCTCCGCAGCGCCTTCTTCGGGCCACACCGGGACAAACTGCTTGGCGTGCAATATGACGACCTATGCCGCTTCCCTGCCGCCGTTCTGAAGGACCTGACCGAGGCTTTGGGGTTGCCCCACCACAACTACAACTTCGCCAAGATTGAGCAAATTCCGGGTGCGACTGAGTTCGACCAGGATGTGGCGACCCCGGGGCTTCATGACCTAAAACCGGAAGTGGTATACGAACAGCGGCCTTCTGTGTTGCCGCCCGACATCTGGAACAGTTTGCCGGCTCCGTTTTGGCTGGTTAAGGAAGGGGAAACCGACGCGAAGTAGCGTTGGCACAATCCTTCGAAGGGCTACGCCATGGGTATCCTCTCGTCCAGCAACTACGACCGGAATGTGCGCGGCGTTGTGCTGCGGGCGTGCGTTGAGGCGCTCGCCGGCGCGACCGGCGGCCTCCCCACTGGGCCGACTGGCCCCACCGGCTCTGCGACTGGTGCCACCGGCCCTGCCGGCCCCGGTGTCACAGGTCCGACCGGTCCCGTTGGACAAAACACCGGCCCCCAAGGATCGATTGGTTTCCAGGGTCCGACCGGCGCCACAGGCCCGACCGGCCCGACCGGCCCCACTTCTCTCGCCGGCCCAGCTGGGCCGCTGGGTCCGACTGGTCCGCTTTTCGGCGTGACCGGCCCCACCGGACCGACAGGGTCCTCGACTGGCATCACCGGTCCCACTGGCAAGACTGGCCCGACCGGGTTCACCGGCTTTACGGGTGCCACAGGTCTCACTGGCGGCCCCGGGCCTTACGGGCAGACCGGCCCGACTGGCCCGACCGGGCGCGTCATCACGGTCTTCATTCCGCCCACGTCCAGCCCGGGCGTGACTGGACAGGTGTGGAACAAGAACGGTATCCTCACCGTCTCGCAAGGCCCCGGAACGTAAGGTGCCGCTATGGCTGCTTCCCGATCCATTCTCGTTTCGACGCACTATGACGACAACATGATCAGCCCTGTGCTGAAGCAGGTCGTCGATGCGATCAACGCGGGCAATATCGCTGGCTCGACCGGCCCCACCGGTATCACTGGGCTTGGTGGCGGCCCGACCGGCCCGACCGGCCCGACCGGCGTCACTGGGTCCACTGGACCGACGGGTGGCGCGAGCGGCCCCGCGGGACCGACCGGATTGACCGGCATCACCGGCGGCACCGGCGTCCAAGGGAATTTCGGCGTGGCAGGCCCGACCGGCCCGACCGGCCCGACCGGCCCGACGGCTGTTCAAGGCACTGCCACCGGCATCACTGGCCCCACCGGCTCGCCGAGCGGTCCGGCTGGACCGACTGGCTTTACCGGCCCGACCGGCGCAACTGGTCCGACTGGTAACACAGGGTCCACCGGCCCTGTTGGACCGGCCGGCGCCACCGGCATCACCGGCCCAACTGGCGTCAATCGGCGCACCGTCAATCTGCCCTCTGCCGATCCTCATGTAGTCGGACGGGTGTGGAACAACGCCGGCGTCATCACGATTTCCGCGGGGTAAGCCATGGCCAACCCAGTTTTTCCGAATGATCCGACCGTTTCGCCGGACACGTACGACGACAACACCATTCCGCAGGTGCTGGCGGACTGTGCGCAGAAGGTGAACGAGGGTACCGCGACTGGCCCGAGTGGCCCCCGCGGCCCGACCGGTGCTGTCACCTCGACCGGCCCGACTGGTCCGACTGGCGGTAACGTCGTTGGGCCGCCCGGCGGCCAGCAAGGCCCGACCGGTCCGACCGGCTATACTGGCAAGACCGGGGCGCAAGGCCCGACCGGCCCGCAGCCCGGCACCGGCCCGACCGGTAGCACTGGCGGCACCGGGTTCCAAGGCAACTCTTCCGTGCCAGGACCGACTGGTCCGACCGGGTCGACCGGCATCACTGGCCCAACCGGCCCGACTGGCCCGACCGGCATCACTGGTCCGACCGGCCCCACTGGGTTCACTGGCGGAACCGGCGTCACAGGTGTCACTGGCGCCGCCGGGATCGTTGGTCCGTGGCTGGGTGATCAGTGGACGCCGCCGACAGCCGACCCGCATATTCCGGGCGCCGTATGGAACAACAACGGCGTCCTCACCATCGATCCGGGTGTCCCGGGTGGTTCCGATACCTGATGCGTTGACTTCTTCGTGCGCGTGCTCTACCTGGGGACCGATGCAATTCGGTCCCCTTTTTCTTGTGGAGCCCCACCATGAGACTGTGTTGGAACGCCATCGTGAAAAACGAGGGCGAACGTATTCTCCGTGCCGCCGCAAGCGTGGCTCCGTACATTACCAGCTGGGTGATTGTTGACACTGGTAGCACCGACGACACCAAACAGAAGGTGCAGGATTTCTTCCAGGAGAAGGGTATTCCCGGCGAGTTTCACGACGAGCCGTTTGAGGATTGGTCCCAGGCGCGCAACGCTGCCCTGTCGTGGGCGCGGCGGCAGCGCTACGCTTACCCCTGGGACTATTTGCTCCTGATGGACGCCGACATGGAGCTTGTGATCAAAGACGATGCCCAGTTCCAACGGATGATGTGTCCGCCGGCGATGGACATGTATCAGGTCGCGGGTCCTACCCACTACCAGAACCGCCGCCTTATATCCTCAGGCGCAACGGGCCTGTACCGCGG